CATAACTTTGATTAATTGATGTTAATGAAACTGTGCCTGTACTAAACGTAGTGGTGCTTAGTAAAGTCATTCCACCAGCAGCAGGAGTATCCCACTTTAAGCCTGTTGCAGTAGAACTATCCGCTACGAGTGTGGTGCCGTTTGCGCCTACTGCTAGACGTGCAGGGGCATCACTACCAGTAGCTGTGATGATGTCACCCTTAGCATCTACGATAGATTCAGGGATACCAGTCCCTGGTTCTGGGATTCTTCCTATAGCCATATTATGATAGCTCCGTTCCGAAGGCGTTGAATGTGAAATCAGCAGTAGATGCGTATACAGATAGAACATCTGTCGCAGCCAATGTGATTCCAAGAGTCATAGTATCTGTAGAGTTCGCTGAGAGCGAAGCATCGTAGATTAGATATTGAGCATTGGCAATAGAGGCACCAGCCACTCTTACTGCTATGCGATATGTACCAGCACTTGCTGCCCGATTAGCTACAGTAATCGTAGATACAATCGTTGATGTGGCAGAAGGAACTGTGTACAAAGTTGTTAAAGATGTTGCTGACGGGGCAGATTGCCCCAGTACCTTGTATGTTGTTGCCATTAGTTTATGCTCCCATATATAAGAACGATGTTGGTATCGGTTCTTGTTCGTTTACTACTCCTGCTTCAAATGCGTTTAGATCATCTGAAGTAAGAACGTGCTTCACAGTAGCTCCGGTAGAATGACTGATGTTGCTAGTCCCTGCCTCACCCCGTGAAATTGTGAATGTGTCCCCTGAAGGACCTGCCGTGATAAAGACTATCTCTTCATTAATAGTATCTGGATCTATTGCTACAGTGAATTGACTGTTTGCTACTAAAGTAACTCCACCAAGTAAGGTGGTTGCAGTACCAGTTGCTACCGTCATTGAGGTAGCTGTACTATTGATGGTAGATGCTAGTGTTGTTGAAACACTTATAGAGCTAAATAAACGGAGTGCCATTAACCTTCCTTACCGTAGATAATGTATGCGAATTGGATACTTGTCTTTCAACTTCAACGCCTCTTCGTTTAATCTCTGTTGATACAGAGCGAAGATGTAACGAGAAGCCGAAACACCAGCAGTGGATGGAGTCTTGCTATCGGCATTATCAGCCTCAGCAGATGTAAGATTGATACGACCTGAATCTAGGAATGATAGTAATTTATAGGAAGCACCAAGAGTTACTACATCCTGAGATGATTGTGGCAAACCAGTAACATCAGCAAAGTCATCTGAATTAGCATCTAATGTATTAGCTGTTGTTGTGTAGTAAACTTGAACTGTTCTACCAGGCTGAACATTGTCATAAATATTTAAAGTAGCATTAGTATTAAAGGTTGCAGCATTAGCAAAGTTATCTAAGCGCCATCTCTTTAATGGTAACCACTCTTGGCTTGATCCAGTAGTCTGCCAAGATACATACAAGACATCCTCAACATCATCTGGTAGGGCATAGGTTGTTACTGATGCGTTAAAGGTAAAAGTATATGAGGCTACAGCCCAAAGATTAGGATACAAAGAATTGATGGTATCGTTGATAGCCTTCTTAATTGCAGTTCTTGGAAAGGTAGGAGCCAAGGTAACCTGAGCATATTGTGAGTGTGGTGCTGGTACTGTTCCTTGATAACCTCTACCAAATCCTGGTATTACGTTAAGTGTATTAGTTGCCTTATCAAAGGAATCAATAAAGATAAGTTCATCATCAACTTCAATAATACCTTTAGCAAGATTTGAGGCAGAGCCGAGAGTAATAGCAGAGCTAGTAGTGGATAAGCCACCAACATTATCTACATAACTGATACGGTCTTGGCGCAAGGTGTAGCCTTGCAGGTTGGATTTGATTTCATCAACCATTTCACCCAGTGTGCTCATTTGCCTTCTCTCTGTAGTATTTCAAATTATTCTTTAATCTTTCATCATCAGGACTAAAGGCTAACGCCTTCTCACCGTGCTCTATTGCAGTCTTCCACTCACCTAATTGCCAAGCTGCTATCGCAACTAGATCATCTGCCATATGTCCCCAAGCCCAACCTTCAGACATAAAATCTGTTTGCTTCTCAGTTATACCTAATGCTCTTGTTGCAGTTCTAAAACATTCAGGCCATTGCATCTGTTGGTAGTAATGATTAGCCAGTGCTAATACTGATTCTCTACTAATACACTCTGCTATTGATTGCTCTAAATGTTTCTCAGCATTATCAGGATCACACTTTGCCATCATTCGCAGTGCATAAGATCTCTCTGCTTTGAACTCAGATTGTTCTAAATATCTTTTTAAAGTTTGTAATGAGTCGTAGTATCTTTGTTTGTAGTAATACTCTCTACCAAGATAGTAAAGACTACGAGAACATTTTGGATCTTCATCTACTGCCATCTCAAGCATATCTAGATATTGCTCTCTAGATTTTTCTTTATCTTGGAAGTGATGTATTGTTAAATCTATCCTTGCTCTAACCTCAGGAATCTTATAAGGAGATACCGCCTCGTGGATTGGAAACTTCCATCTATATCCTCTACGGGCGTGGATCTTAATACCATCAAAGTTTAGATCTGGTTTACCATTTTCATCCCAACCATAAACATAATTATATATTGGTCTAGTAACACCAGCCTCTAGAGCTTTAGGAAAATCTTTCTTCCAACCTTTTACTATAACCTCATCCATATCTAATGCTATGCAGTAATCAATATACGCTGGTATTGCAGCAAGAGATGCGTTACGAGCATCATCAAAGCGCCAAGGATCTACTTTAATTTTTATGACATTAATACCTAAAGACTCAGCAAGTTCTACTGTCTTATCTGTTGAACCAGTATCTGCTATTAATAAATAGTCTGCATCTTTAGCTGATTCGTACCAGCGTTTGATATGTTTTTCTTCATTCAATGCAATCGTATATACAGCAATTCTCATATTGTGAGATTCTACTACATTCCACCCAGGAATAAGGCTACTGGGATAGCATCTGCACCTGCGCCTGTCGCACCTGTTGGACCAGTTGGTCCAGTTGCACCAGTAGCACCACTCGCTCCTGTTGCTCCTGTTGGACCAGTTGGTCCAGTCGCACCATTAGCACCAGTCGCTCCTGTGTCCCCTGTTGCACCAGTAGGTCCTGTCGGACCAGTAGGTCCAGGAACTGTTGAGTCAGCACCAGTTGGACCAGTCGGTCCTGTTGGTCCTGTATTTCCAGTAGGACCAGTAGGTCCTGTATCTCCTGTTAACCCAGTAGCTCCCGTAGCACCCGTAGCCCCAGTGGGACCTGTCGGTCCTGTATCACCAGTTGCCCCCGTTGCTCCCGTTGCACCAGTAGGGCCTGTAGCGCCTGTAGCGCCTGTGTCCCCTGTCGGGCCTGTATCTCCTGTGGGTCCAGTGCTTCCTGTGGCTCCTGTGGCCCCTGTAGGCCCTGTAGGGCCTGTATTACCAGTGGCTCCTGTGTTACCTGTTGGACCTGTTGCTCCGGTATCGCCCGTAGGACCTGTGTTACCGGTTGCACCGGTTGCACCGGTTGGACCCGTAGGCCCAGTATCGCCCGTTGCGCCAGTAGGACCTTGGGAACCTGTTGGCCCCGTAGCACCTGTTGGGCCAGTACTACCCGTAGCCCCAGTAGGGCCAGTAGCACCAGTAGGACCGGTAGCACCAGTATTACCAGTAGCTCCCGTAGCACCTGTTGGACCTGTTGCACCTGTATCTCCTGTCGCTCCTGTTGAACCAGTCGCACCTGTGGCACCAGTTGGTCCGGTAGGACCAGTTGAACCTGTAGGACCGGTAGGTCCTGTGGCACCTTGAATACCTTGTGGTCCTTGGTCATTAGATATTGCAATACCAACTTGTGGTGTAATAGATTCTACTACGATTACGGTCTCTGACATCAGGTGGTTACAGCTCCCGTCACAATAAATTTACCTTCTAAAATTCTAGTTACTTCTGATCCTGAATTTAATACTAGATCATATACATAGCGAGATGCACCGATAGCACCAGTAGTAGCGGCATCAATTAATACAGTTACTCTGCCTGATATACCACCCAAAGTTATTCTGCCATTAGCAGTACTTGCTACAACAGTTGTAGTGGTAGCACCAACAAATGGGCGCACTGTCATAGTTGCACTGTAATTAGTTAGATTCCAAGGTGTGGAATCATTCTTAATTACAAAGTCAAAGTTGAATGTGGTTGCTTGGTCACAGACCAAGTTATATTTAGAACTCAAGTTGAGATCGCTCTCAACGCTTGCGCTGCAGGTAATCCAGTAGTAGATGCTAAAGAATTACAGACACCGTTAAAGTCAAGGAATTTATTAGAATCAGTACGGCTATCAATAGCGTTTAATACACCTACAGTATCTGTAAGGTTAGTAGTTACTGATCTTTGCACAGCCCATTGGCGAGCAGCTAGTGCTTCACCAACCATTTCTGAAGATGCTCGGTAGGTGCCACCATTTGCTAGGCGATTTAATTCTGCTAATAATGTTGTGCCTGATACTCCTGTTGCCACCTGCTACCTCACTTCTTTTTAGATTTTTTAGCTACTGCTGCGTTGTCTACTAGATTTGGATAAGGCCGACCAGCAGCCTTTGCTCTTGCCTTAGCAGCACTCTTTTGTGCTGGTGTTAATTTCTTAGAAGTTTTCTTAGGGTTCTTCTTATCCCAAAATGCTACTTTCTTTTTCATCTACAACTACAATCCCAAGCCCGTAAGGACTTGTTTATTCTAGAGTTAGGATCTCTTGCTGTCTTAGCAGAGGTTAATTTAGATTTCATTCCACACATACGGCCACAGAAAGACTTACGTCTTCCAGCAGATTTGGGTGATCTCTTAGCCTCAGCCTTTTTTACTGGAGGTTTAAGATTCATACCTTGTGCTTTAGCAGATGCTCTGCCAGCAGCGTTTAATCCACCTTTAGGATTCTTACCTGCTTTTCTTTGCCACGCCGGACTCTTTGCCATACTCTCCATACTTTCCTAGTACTGATCTAATAGATCCATTCTTAGACATACGGACTACACATCCATCTTTAATTTGAACTGGATTAAATCCATCGTGGCGTTTGTAGCTACCAGAGGATGCCATTATTTCTTTTTCCTCTTAGACATTCCTGCTTCTGATAAAGCAATTGCAATCGCTTGTTTCTTTGACTTAACCTTCTTAGCAGATTTACCAATATTAAGTTCGCCCTTTTTAAATTCTCTCATAACCTTAGCGACCTTCTTGGTACCTTTTGCTTTTTTCATTAAGCCATTTTTCCTGGTGCGCCAGTTTGAATTGACTCATAGGTGCAATACTTCATAGCACCTTCGTACTGTAATTCAGGTGTTGGATACTTCTGTAAGTCTTCTGACTCCATATAATCTTTCATCATTTTTTCCTCATTCTGTTTTAATTATTATCTTACTTTTTTACCGCGACTATTTCCTGGTATCTTTGTTACGTCATTGCCAGATCTCTTTAACGCATCCTCATATGACATAGGCTTTTTCTTAGAAACAACTTTCTTTTTATTCATAGGCATATTACTTCTTCTTACCCATCTTCTTCATAACCATTTTCTTACCAGCTTTTTTAGCCATTGCTTTCTTAGCCATAGCCTTGCCCTTCATTGTGTAAGGGAATTTCTTTCCGTCTACGTTTGGCATAGTTACTCCTTATAAGTTAGTGAAATACCGTCAAATGCTTTGCCGGCTTCGTTGGATAGTTTTACTGCTGCATCTATATCTTTTTTCCTTGTTGAGCGCGGCTCTATACCTTGACGAGTCGCATCCCAATAAGACTGTATTTCCTTCTCATCCTTCTTAACTTTGTCTTGATCCCAACCAGTCTTGGTTGGATTAACTCCTACAAACATTGGTGTATTAGATCTTAAACATTCGCCATAACTGGCGTGATCTTTGGTCTTACAAGATGAAGTACAATTACTCATACTGGAGTCACATAACTGCCATAGCCAGCGTTAATTAAAATGTTAGCCTCATAGTCACTAATAGTGTACTCGTGTCCACCTAGATAATAGTAACTTGCTGCTGCCAAATCATCTTGGCTTGGTGTCTGTTTTGCACTAACAGTTGTTCCATTAATTAGCAAAGATACACCTCTTGGAATATCTGTAAGGCTTACTGGAATATTGCCATTAACAGTTCCACCATTAAATTCTTTTCCTGCTAAACGGGCATACGGAGCAAATCTATTGGAATCATCAATACCGTAGGTTTGATTAAGCCAAGGTGTAATCAGTGTGTATGCCATAATCTTCTTTCTCTAGTGATAAGAGGCGGTTTGACCCGCCCCTTACCTAACGAACAATTAACCGTTTGTTGCTGCAGACTCAATACGGACAAGTGCTGCCTCGCGTAGGCGATTAAAGCCTCCGAAGTAGTACCAACCGATTGTGCGGAAACGGCGTAGAGCATCAATCTCTGGACCAATGATGGTTGAGATGTCTGCGGCTTGCGCCTCAGCTAATGCTTCACGACCTGCAATAATTGCACGGTAGTTGTTTGTGAATGTAACAGTTCCTGTTGCTGCTGCTGATGCGACATCAGATGCAGTCTTAGCATAGGAGAATGTTGTTGTTGTACCAACTACAGTAATGGTGTAAGTACCATTGAATGTTGAATCAACACCTGAAACAGTTACAACCTGTCCAACGCCTAGCCCGTGAGCTACAGCAGTTGTTAGAGTTGCAACGTTAGATGTTAACGCTTTGTTGGTTACGGAAACAGTTGTTCCGATACCTGCGGCTAGGTTTAAGCCGTTAAGTACACGAGGTGTCTCTACTACGAAAGCACCTTCTAATACACCAACTGCACCAGCAGTAAACGGTGTACGCTCTACATACTTAGTCAACTCCTGGAATCCTCCGGTGCCTGATTCGGCGCGAAGGTCAGCAGATTGACGTGGGTGTAGATATGCAGCATATAGCTCACCAATACGAGGCAGAGCCTTGTTGGTGCGTAGAGTTACTACAGCGTTGCGGATGTCCGCAGTTGTAATTGTATCTACTGGAAGCACTGCACTAGATGCTGTTGGAACTGTTCCTGATGGACCATTTGCATAAATTACATTGGTACCGGCACAAAGAACTTGACCAACAACATTGTCAATGCTGTCTGCTGCGTTGTAAGCGATGATATCAGCAAGTGCTGAATCTACATCGTTGAATGAAGTTAGGTTTAACTTCTTAGTTGTTGAAACGGCTGAGCCGTATTCAGCAAGGGTTACAGTAACCTGTGATGGGTTACCTAGAGCGATTGAGGAAACGTCAGATGATTCTGTCAACGTAGATGTAGCTTGTGCTAAATCTGAATAGATTGAGAATACAACTGATGATCCTGGCATCGCCTGTTGAACTGGTTTAACATCGGCAAGTGAGCGCATAACAGGAATGGAACGAAGTGCCATTCTTACATACTGATCGTATGCTGCTGTGACTAAATTGCTAATGCTGGATGTAGTAGTTAAACTACCGCCTGGAACTGCCATTGGGCATTACCTTTCATTAGGATTGGATTAGAGTCCAGATCCCTTAATGATTGCATCTAACTCTTCGCGAGTATTAGCGTTCATAAGTTTTTTCATAATATCGTCATTGTGCTCAGGTGTAATCCCTTGCTCAACAGTATTAGTCATCCTCTTGTACGCTGCCGCTTGAGCAGGGTCAACATTAGGTTTCTGGGGTACTTCTTCGGTTTGAAGGCCAAACACATCTGCGTTTGCTTCTAACCATTTTGATACAGACTCTTCAGTTGGGTCTATATCCTGCGGAATAAAAGAAGAAATCTTCTGATTCACTCCGCGACTTGCGAGAGCTTCTTTGATTGCTCGTTCTCTTTGCGCTTTGTTTAAAGATTCAAAGTTAGACTTTAGTTCTGCTAACTCTTTATCTTTTTGCTTATTAGCCTTGCGTAGTTGTTTAACGAGATCATTGCTTAACGATTCAGTACTTGTGTCTGTATCGTCATCATCCTCGTAGTCGTAGTTGGACATAGTCCATCTCCCATTCGTTGTAGTTGTCGTAGACCTCATACAGTTCGGGGATCTCTGTATGGCTTCTACTACCGGTTTTGATATCACTCCATCAGACCGGTGGTCCTGATGGCAGGCTTAGTTAATAGGAGCCAGCTCTGTCCCTGCTGAGTGCTCCACTGGTCATACCAGTTTGTCCACCAAATTCTGCTTTTTCTAGTCCAATAATTTTCTTACGTTTTTGTTGGGACTCTGTTTGACCTGGTAGATTAAATATCTCTTCTTCAGCTACTGCTTGTGTATAATCTGGTTGTTGATAAATAGATGCTAGTTGTCTACCTCGCTCAAGGCCGCCACCTATAATACCAAATCCTTGTCTAGCAGTTTCAGCAGTTACACCGTAACGGCGTAGATACTCAGCATCTGTTAGGCTTGTATCTAGTCCAGCAGCTAATGCTGCTCCACCAATTTCAGCAGCAGTTATTTTACGCTTAATATCCGCTAATCCTTTTTCGGGATCTAAGGTATAACCAAGGATATCCGAACTATTAATATCAGGATAAAATCGTTTTAAGGCTGTGGTTACTTCAGGCGCTGCATCTATAACTCTCTTCTGTGCAGTAACAATACGATCTTCTAATTCAATTGCTGATACATCATTAGCAATTAATTTATTAAAACCTGCTTGTGTGCCTAGACTATCTTTAGCATAAAAGGATGCTGGTAAACCATAGTTACGCATAAGGTTTTGATATCCATCTTCTAATGCTAGATACTCTGCAGGACTCAATGCGGTTAAACCTTTTTTAATACGATCAGTATTAGCTGCAAAGCGTTTTTGATAGGCATCACTATTTCGTAGTGCAATCTGAAATTCAGGACCAGATAGACCTTGTTTGATTAAGTCTTGTAATGGAGTTACTAAAGCCTCAAGACCATACCTAGTAAATTCTGACAACAATAAAGCATAAGCTGATCTTGCTGCACCTTGTGCCTCAAGAGAAGCACCACCTACCCCTGCACTCCCTGAAGCGCCACCGGCACCACCTGCCTTACTATCAACCTGAGCAGTTGCATCAGCTACTGACAAACCACTATCAACTAATCCTTTGATTTCATTCTGTCGCATAATACGTAATAGTTCATCACTATTCTTAGTACCAGCACCTGCCTTATATGCTCCACCAAATTGCTCTTGTGTTAAACGATAAGCACCAGTTACATCTCCAAAGTAAGGAGTCATTTGTACTTGACCAGGTTTAGCTACACCAACAGATTGAAACCCACCTCGTTCTGGAGCAAGAGATTCTGCAAACTTATACATACCACCCTCTTTGGTGATACCTTTTGTGCTATTAAATCCAAGGGCTTTAGCCTCAGCAAGCGTTACCTTTTCAGCCATTATACTGTTCGCACTCCTTGTCCTAACAATCCGAAATCTTTAAGTGTGTCATTTAAAACGGTAGTGGTCACACTAATACCTTCCGGAGATTCATCCCACCAAACTTGAGATCTTTTATTTTTCTCAAATTCTTGATAATCAGCAAACCCTTTATCATTAGTAGCCATACGGATAACTTCATTTAGATTAACGCGACTAGAAGGGATACCTCTCGCTTTTGCAATATTATTTATATAGGTAGAAAAAGTTGTAGATAAATCTTCATCAGGATCAATTTGATTTCTTACTGCCTCTGGTAATATCCTTCTAGCATTAACTCGGATTTTATTTTTAAACTTATCTATACTCTCACCTTTATTTATAGCATCTAACCAATTAGGTAAATCATTTGCAAAATCAGTTTCAAGATTATAACCATTAGCTATAGCAGTAGATGCAAGATCTATTCTACTCTTCTCAGACTTTGCAGCCTGACTTTCTTTATAGGCAGGTAATTGTTTTATTCTATTTTCTAAAAATACTTTAGGATCTAGCCCTGATTCTTGTACTAGGACTCTTCTTCCACCGACCATTTTATAAGTACCCTTAGAGATACTTGAGGCTTTCTTTTGTTCTGCAAGTAACTCTTTATATAGAGAATTTACCTCAGGCCCAGTAGCATCTTTTCCAGTAATATTTTTATATAAGTTTTCAATTACACCTTCGGCTGTGCTTTTATTAAAGATTTCTTGTTGACCAAAAGGTTTGTAACGCTCATCTTCGCCACCAACTCCACCAGCAGCTTTTAAAACCGCTACCTGACGTGCCTGCTCGTTAAGATAAGAATCTACTGTTGGGTATTCTTTTGTAAGATTATAAGAACCTTTAGCATTAATAATTGCTTGTTTATATTTTTCAGCAAGAACATCTGTATATTCACCAGTAATAGGTACATCTAAACCTGCTGCTTTTAATTGTTCAGCAAGTGCTAAGCGGCCTTTGTTATCTAATGTTTTCTTTACATATTCACGAGCAGTTTTTACTAACGCATCAAAATTATCTACTTGACCAGTTTGATCAGTATTAGGATCTCCAGAGACGGTACTGCCAGGGGGCGGTACAATTCCAGCCTTTAAATCTTCTTGTCGTTTTTTATCTGCTTCAAATTTGGATAACTTTTTTTCAGGCTCTTTAAAATCATCTATAAGTTTTTGCAATCTATCACGTTCATCAATAGCCGCCTCAAATGCAGTATTTGCTAATTCGTATGCCTTTGGATCTGACTCAATTATAGGCACACCATTTATACGGCGATTTAATTTTTCTTGTGCTTGGGTAACGCGAACCTTCTGCTGCGCTAAATCAGCCTGAAGTTTCTTTTTACCCGTAGGTTTTACATATGCCAATTTAGTTTCCTAACAATTAGTTGAACAACGGAGCGAACAATAGATTGTATGCTGCTAACGCATTTGGATCTGATTCAGCTAATGCCTCTAATGTTATTTTAGCATTAGATCTTAACTGTGCTTTATAGTCTTGCTTATTGCCAAAGGTTATACTTGTTGTAAAATCTCTTTGGTTTACATAATCATCATATGTTGTTATCATCTGATCAAGAATAGATATCAATTTAGGTTGAGTTTTAACACTTGGATCTTTTATCATATTACGTAGATCATCTAGTGCTCTTACTCTTTGAACAGATTTTTCACCATACTGACCTAGTCGCTCTTGTAGTAAAGGTCTTACACCTTTAAATTGATCAGACCAATTTTGCCATTCATCTCTAAGCTGACGCTTTAAGTCAGTATTCGTTGTAGCAGACATTTGCTCTTCAATTTCATCTCGCTTAGCGAAGTATGTTTGAAGGTCTTTAGCAGCACTAACTTCTACTACAAAATCAGTTATAGTTTTCTTTGTCTTTAAGCCTGATTTAAATAATAGTTTATACGAATCAAAATCAAATTTACCAACATTAGGTATTAAGAATGATGCTGCCTCTGGATATCTAGTCAGTAACTCTTGATTCTCATCAATCCAATCTTTTGCACCTTCTACTGCTCTAACATTAGCAACTACAGCAGGCTCTGATTCTGAGATAGTGTATGGCATTTGATCTGGATAGTATTTAATCCATTCTTCAATTGCTTTTTCAAAGTCACCATATCTATTTATAAGATCATTAAATGTTTGTTTGTAGTTTACTTGACCATTATCTCGTACCCATTTAGCCATATCAGCCTTTAAAGTTACCTGTGGAGATGCTGGCAATATGAATCCTAACAAAGCTCTCATACTCATTACAGTCATTGTGCTTGCTTCTATTTTATCTTTAAGGTTATTCAAATCTCTTGGAGAAGGTGGTACCTCTTCGCCAGTTACTGGATCAATAGTTATTTTTAATCCGTGACCTGTGGCCTCAAGATAGGTAACTGCTTTGCGATAAGCAGAAGCAAATTGGGAATTACGCTCATCAGTACTTAGGGCTGAAAGTATACGATTAACGTGTGCTGGTAATACGGCAGCGATCATTGGTTGATCCTCACCATATGCTCCCAGTAAATATTGTTCTAAATCTTTAATTTGTGGAACCATATTTCCAACCATCTTAAATGGAACTGCAGCTAATGGTCCTGCAAATGTAGGGAATAGTGAGTCTGGGTTCAAAGAAGGTGTAATCATCTTTATCTTTGCACTAAATTCAATTGGCATTGGAATTTGAAAATTATCTTTAATTCCAAATAGTCTACCTACGTTATTCATTGCTTCATATACTGGAGTTAAACCAGGATAGAAAAAGTATTGTTCGCCATTATCATCTGTTTGAATAAACCCAGAGTGACTAATTCCTTCATAGGTTAAACTTGCTCTAACAATTGACTCTGGATTATATTTAACTGCACGACCTATACGGCGATAGAAATCCTCAGTTGCTCTATAAAATCTAGCAAAGTTACGAGCAGACATAGCTAATTGACTACGAACAGCAGGATTATCTACATAAGAAAGAATCCTATTCTTAGCCATATCTTCTGCTAAAGAAGTAATATGTTCTCTTGCTTTTGTTTCTGCTTTAATTAAATCATCACCAGTTTTACCAGCAGTTAGTTGTTTAAATATTCTATCAGCAAATCCTGTTTCATCCATTTGCCCGCGAACATCTAACATAGCATCTAATACAAGACCTTCTCTAGAAAACCTAGCATTAGCCTCACCCATATAATCCCAAGATTTTTGAAATATAGAGGCAGACATACTTCTACCTTCAGAAACTGGAACTAAAGTGGGACCAGATATCCATCTTGGATGCAACTCTTTTTGTGTTCTTGCTGGAAGATCATCTACTGATAGACCGCTACTAGATAAAGATATTTTACCATCAGCCTTAACTTTACGAACTTTATTCCAAAGATCTTTATTTAATGTTCCATCTGCCTTAGAGAATGTATTTAATACATCTAGGTAAACACGCTCAGCGTGTTGAGCTGTGGTTACTATACCTGATGACATAGATTGAAAACGGCCCTTTAATGCAGGATTATCATCTAAATACTTTATAAGATTACTAATCGCCAATTCTTTATTATCAAGATTGTTTATAAGGATAGAGTCAATCTCATCGTTTGTGTGAAGAGCAATCTTTATTAACCAAGATAGACGTGCTTGATCATTTGCGACAGGATCTATATTAGTAAATGAACTGCCTGACTGTTTAAATTTTACACCATTATATTCAAGAGCGCGAAGGGTACCATATCTTTTAGCATCATTACTAGCTTGAATTGAGTAACTACCACCGCGAAGAGTATTCTTACCGCCTTCTACGACCTCGTCAAGCATATCTTGAGTTCTACCATACTGAGAAAACTCTGCTAAATATGCCTTATCTGTTTTAGATAAAGCGCGAGAAGATAGTTTACCAGTCATAATTGCTTCTGCGGTTATTTGGCGGACTTTATCTATATCATCGCCAGCCGCAGCAATACGAACTTGAAACTCTTTTACCTGACTACGACCAACTAAACGATTTACAAATCCAAGATTAGATTCATAAAATTTTATTTTCTTACCTTCAAGACCTCTAAGATTTTCAGTTTTTGATTTAATAAGATCTTGATTAATTTTAACTTGAGATGCTTTGGCTGGATTCTTTATAAGTTCATCTGTTTCAGATACAAGGTCTGCTATTTCTTGACCAAGTTTTTTCTGCTCAGTAGTAAGACCAGCCTCTGCTTCTTTAAGTTGACGTAACTTAGTTGATACAAAACGACCTTTTGTGATACCCCAAGTCTTTTGACCTACTGCGATATTTAACATAAAATCTTCTGTTGCGTTACGAACCGGAAATTTAGGTCCAGCAAGTGTACCCAGTACCCAACCAGATGTTACATCATCTGCCCATTTTTTATGAGAAGCACCAAGCATACGATTTATAATTCCAGAACGAGCAGATAAACGATCAAGGTCCAATATAGAAGGAACAGCTATTGCACTAGAAAGTTGGTATCCGTGCAGAGCTAACTGTTGACCATCAAAATTAGCAGGGTTTATTTCTTCCCTAATAATATTACCAAGATCATCTAGTAATGGCTTTCCGTCAGCACCTATTTTATCAACAAGTATATTTGCACCATAACTATAATCTAATGCTGTACCGCTAAATTGGTCTACCCAGTTCTTGCCCTCAATACTTTTAGTTACTTGACGGGTTTCAGCGATAGTATTCCAAAGACCTGTAAAAATTTGTTTCTTTTGACCTTCATCTCCAGCAGCAAATGCCTCTTGGATTATTCTTGAATGATAGCGAGTATTTGTTAAGGCAGCTAATTGGTATATTTTCTCAGGAGCATCAGCAGTCATTACATCAAAAAAACCATTTTTAAAATAAGGAATAGTTGTAAACTTACGCATAAAGCGATCAATTCGACCACTGATTTGATTCTCAGTAAATCTGATAGAACCATCTCTTATCTTACCTCTGCTGCGACCTACCCCTGCTTCCATCTTAGCAATTTCAGCGCTTTTAAGTCCAAGAGTAGATACAACATCTTGCGTTTCATCACTCGTATAAAGAGCTCTAACAATTGCTTGACCGGCTTTATCTATATTAATTACCTTATTGCCTGTAGTAAATAAAGCAACCCTTGCTCTACGGGCAGCATTTAAGGTTGGAACTAGTGGGGTTCTACGCCCTGCCTGACCAGACAAAATAGATTTTATATCAGCGTGATTCTTTAAAAAATTTGCTGCTGTTTGTGCATCTTTAACACCAGCAGTAATAAGTTGATCTACACCAGCAGGACCAAATTCTGGTATTAAACGTCTAGCCTCTTGATATGCTTCAGCACCGGCAATTCTATTTCTAGATTTACGGGCAGTATCTAATTTTTCTAAACTAGCACCATATCTATCAAATAGATTTCTAGTACCTGCATTACTAAATACTCTATCAACTTGAGCAGCGTTACCTGCGGTAGCCATTAAATTTCTACCATAACTAAATTTTTCTTTACCTAGTAAATTATAAAGTAAAAAATCTCCAGCATCATAGGCTTTCTTAGCCTTACCTAATATTAAAAATGGATCAGTAAATACTCTATAACCCGCATCTACTACACCAGAAATACCTTTATATAAAACAGTTTTTTCTAAAAATTCTGGAAGGATAAGATTTGCTATTGCCCTACCTGGGGAGTACTTCGCTCTCTGTGCAGCATCTAGTGCATCTAGAAAGTAAGCATCTTTATCTTTTTTCTGAGCAGCAGTAGATGCAATTAATTTTTCTGCATCTGAACCTGTTGCCTGAACCTCGCTTAAACTCATACCACTAGCGACCTTCATTGCTACAGACATTACATCTTCACCGTATATTGCAGTAGCTGCATCAATACGACTTGGGTCAAATACTTTATCACCCTTATCATTTGCTATTTTAAATGCAGTACTTAAATCAACACCTTGGTCTGCTGCAATTAAACCGGTACGAGCAAGGCGAGTTGAGAAGTCTGATACTTCACCTAGTGCGCTAAAAGCGCGACCAATAGTTTGCTTAAAAGCTATACCTAAATAATGACCTGCATTACCTAATACTTCAGCAGGACCACCATCTCCAAAGAAAGAGGCGTGAGCCTTCTGTTGAGTCTCTGGTAGTGCTTCAAATGATGCCTTTGCTTGATTTTCTGGTAAAGAAATAAGTTTACGATGAGAATCTAATAGCTTAGATAGCCCATCAATTTGTTCTTTTTTCTTACCAGTAATACCAGCTTGTAAAACAGCAGCATCTAGATTTGGGTTTGCCACTACATACCTCGTGAGATAGCTTGCTGGTAAAGAATGTTAATTTCACCAGTACTATCGTAGGGTAATAATTCTGCTAATGAGTCTGAAACTTTATTGTTTGCAAACTGTGACTGCATCATTAATGCTGATGATGTTGGACCATCTCCTATATCAATGCCAGCAGTAATTACTTCACCTGGTTTTTGTGATGGATCAAATAATTTAGTTATAGGAGTTTGTGTTGCTGGACTAGCTGGTCTACCACCTACATCATCTGCAACACCGCGAGTCTTTGACTTTGGTGCTGCTGTACTAATTTCAGCAGTATCATCTGAATAAAATGCAGAACCTATTTTTAGTTGATCTGTTCTTGTTGCCTTATCTCCTGGACCAGATGGCCCAGCAAGTGGGTTCATTGGAGCTTTAGCCATTAGTCCTCCTTTAAAGTTTCTAAATCTTGTGAAAATTCTTGCCAAACTTTTTCTTCTTGGCTCTTCTGAGTTGAATGATAGATAGCTAATTGGTGCAGATCATCTGCAAGTGCTTCTATCACTGATGTTAAATTTAAAAAAAATCCTGATATTATTACTAAGTAATCTGACAATCGCACTGGGCGATTGATGTTATTATCTTTCACCCAGCGCTCCTGTCAATAAAATAATTAAGCCTTTGTTCCTTTACGACCTGCCGGTGTGTAACCGAATTTAACTTCTCCGCCGACTGGTTTAGATGTATCCATCTTACCTTGTACAGGTTTGACCTCTACAGACTTTTGAAATGTTCCCTTTTTCATTTTCACCTCCTTATATTAAGCTGCGCCACTTATAGAGGCGAGTAGTTGTGCGATATCTGGTTGAGGTTGTCCAGCAGCAGGGGCCTCTCCGCTTTGTTGTTCTGGAGTTGGCTGCGAGGCAGGAACGGGGGCCGCTCCTACTGCTGGAATATTAGGTTGCTCTGGCATTGCTGGTGGTGTTGGTTGTGGTTCTGGTGCAAAAGCCTTCTCAATAATAGTTTCTAGTTGTAAACCTTTTTGTCTACCTTGGATTACTTCAGCAATTCTTGCAATGATTTGAGATGGGTCTTGGCCTTGGGCAGCAAGTGCGGGAATAGCTTGTGCATACTGAGCAACAGCAACGCGAAGAGAATCGCGCATTTCTTCAATGTCAACCCTTTGTTCTTCTTGCGTAACATTTAACTCCATTGGGATTTCTCGGCGAACATAATCACGGGACACTAACTTATCGCTACGCATTTGTAGTAATGCAATGATGGCTCGGTTAGGATCCATACCAGACATAATGCCGTAACGTACATCTACGCCATACTCGCCTTTAATATCACGAGATGGTGTGTACTTCATTGTATAAGGTGTACCGTCATCGGTTCCCTTAATAGTCTTAGTCATACTACCAAAGACAACTTCATCTACTTCAAAGCAAAGTGCAACTAACTCTTGGAACAATCTAGCAAACTGCGCTTGTGCTGCTTTAACCTGTGTATCAAAGCCTGCTTGTAATGCTTGAACTCCGCGACCTGTAACAACAGAGGCATCAATATTACCTGAACGAGATTCAGGGTAGCGAGAACCTAATCTTAACTCACGCTCTAGTACACCTGACTCTGTAAATACTCCTGCTGGTAGTTCTAGTGGAACTCTACGAATACCTTGTGGATTAGCAGATCTCATAATTGCATCTGGTCCTAGTGCTAACTCCTGTACATCTTGTGGAATAGCGATAGGTGCTTGAATAGATTTCTCTGCTGCTTGGATCTGTAATACTGCAAAGCGAGCACGGGCTAATTGAACAGATAGAACATCATCAAATTGTCCACGAGCTTCACCATCTAAGGATGAGCGAAGTGCAACTCTTGCTAAACACTTACCTACTGGGTTAGGTGTATTAGATAGAATTAGATTATTACGCTCTGGTATAAAGATTAAGTCTTGGTCTTTGTCGTGGTATCTAACGATAGATAGATAAGGGGATGCGTAAGCATAAACACTCTTACCAATTATCTGATCGTAATACTCAGGATATTGAGATGCGATAGTCTCAGCATCGGATGCAATGATCTGTGATATAGATAGGCAACGACCAAATCTATCTACCTCAGGATATACACCAAATGGATTTAGTAAACGGATACGAGGATTGTTTGTCTCATAATCCATCTCCACCATTGCAGGTAGTAAACCGTAGGTGTTAAAGTAATCAGCACCTTGATACATCTGGATCTGTAGATCAGATGAGGAAACATAATAATTTGCGATACGAGTTCTAGTATCAGCAGCACGGCGTTGGGCATCAGATACCATATTGGTTGCTGCACAGTTAAAGGATGGCAGTGGTGCCATTACCTCTGCTAGATCACGGGCTGCTACATCTACAAAGTTTGCAACTAAAGGCTTTGGGTAATCCTCTGAGAACATAGATGGATATACTTTTGATATATCACCTTGGCGCACAGAAAGAACATCGCGCATACGCTGGTCTCTAGCTGCATAGCGGTTCTTCAACCGATCTATCTTAGCGACTACCTCTTTAGTAGATAACAATATTGCTCCTTAAATAAATGTGCGTTCCTTCTCAGCAAAGAGTTCATCTAGATTGACGACTACTCTTTTGTTTTGTTCATACTTTGATAGGAATGGATTTTTAAGATGGTGTGTCTGGTACTTACCATAGTTGAGCATCTCTCTTGCTCTGATCTCACAGAACCAAAGAGCCATTACCATATCTGTCTTACCCTTAGTCGTAGGAGACCAAGTAATTAACTGCTCGATTAGAGCCTTAATGTTTTCAGTTTGATCTGAAGGTAGGTGTATTAGATTATCTCTATGGTGCTTACCATCAAATTGCTTAGTACCAAATAAGGTAGCCATAGATGCTACACCGAAACCTGCATCCCATTTATTACTACCGGTATGGTGCTCTTTAAACTGTACACCTTTAGATGCTAAGTGCATCTTGATACCTTCATCTTGTGTTAAGAAAGATTGAAAGGCGTTCTTCTCGACTATCCACTCACTAGGTGAGTACAGGGATGTCCAATCAAATATTAAATTTCTAATAGCAGCAGGGCTAGGTCTGGTAATCTTAATAGCATCTACAATATAGCGTTTACTGGTAGCTCTATCTATTGCATAACAGATAGCTGCGGTATCTCCTACCATCGCTGGGTCTAACCCACAGATATAGGTAAAGCCATTTAAATCTCTTGGGTGTCCAGGATGACCTGCGGTTAATCTACCCGACTTACGCATACCATCTATAGAGCCACGAACACAGACTGGGTCAAAGGCCGCATCATCTGAGATATCTTGTTGCTGATAAATCAAAGCCCAAGTTGAAGCATCCATAGATTGGCGTTCGTTATATAAGTTACGCCCATTCCATCTAGGATAAAATCCAGTTACTGGATCCTTCTCCTCTTCCTTCTGACCATCAAAGGGTTGATCTGAGGCAGGCCATAATGTAACCCACTCTTCAGGCTTCTCACTAGATTCT